CAGATTGTCTCTAAGGGCAATGCGTAAGTTATCCTGACCTTTTTCCATTATCCCCAATCCTTAAAGTGACCAAGATCTTCGTTCTCATCCCAGCCTTCACTATATCGCTGTATCTGCTCATCAGTCAGGTCTACGACTTTAATGCCGTTACCTGTTCCTTCAGGCCAGTAGTGAGGTGAGAAGCTGCGTCCGTAGTAGCTGTCAGCTCCACCCCTATCGAAAGGGCATCCATGCTTTCTCTCAATTTCCATTATGCTTCTCCCTTTAAAATTGGATTGACCAAGTCTCTTCTTAGATACCGATAGATTGCCTTAAAGCAGTCTCCATGAGGTTTGCTATGAGTGTTCCTGAACCGCCTAATGTTAGGGCAGTAGCGTCTTTGGATATGGTGAGACACTTCGTGTGCCACGGTTAACCACAAGGCTTCCTCAAGGCTGTTTACAGTCGCTCCACCAATGGTGGGGTCTGCATCATAAGACGCATACTCACGTTCATAGTGAGGGTAGCCTTTACAGTGCTGCCAGTAAGACAAGTTAATTTGAATAATGTTCCTACCGCCATAGGTTGCCCCATTCACATTCTTGTCCACGATTGACAGGCGGTGCAGTGCAATGTCCGTAGCGTCTTTGGGCAAGTCCAGCTCATACTCTTTTTTGTTAAGTAAGCGGATACACTTGCGAACCATCTTCTTGATGAGGTTCTTATCGACAGTCGCAATGGAGCGACTGCCTTTTAGATTACGCCTGATGCGTGAGCTGACCAATGATGATCTCTGCATTATACTTCTCCCTTCAGCATTGCATACTGAATAGTAAGACCTTTTTTGAGCATGGCTTCAGCCTCGCTCCTTTCGCCATGACGTAGCTTATCAAGAGCCCAAGCAACCCAACTGGTCGCATTCTTAGACAAGAGCTCTGGCTGTGCCTGTACGTCAGGCTCTGGTGCATTCTGCACTACAGAAGATCCGACTTTGTTTTGATTGAGGAAAGCCATCAGGTTTGACTTGTCGGTTGGAACCTCGATGGTTCTCCGTTCCTTGCCAAACTGCTTGCGAGCGTCAGCCTGAGTCCCTGCCCAGTCTCCACGATTGTTTGTATATAGTTTCATTTGATATTCCTTTCTCAGTGGTTGGTAATTAGTCTTAATAAGTGAGCAAATTAATGCTCACCAGTTAAGATTAATCAGCGAGATTTTCAAACATCTCTTCAAGCTCTTTATTGGCAATGTCTTCAAAAGCCTCTTCAAGCCGCTTTGTTGAATTTCTAGCATCGTACTTAGCAATGCCCTCTTTGAAATAATCATTTATCCACAAAGGCTGAACAGGGGAGAGGTAAGTTTTTGACTTAGACATTTTATAGTTCCTTTCTAAAATAACTATAACTCTATTATAAGCATTTCGAATCAGATGTCAAGGGCAAAAAGAAAAGTTTTTTATTATCGTTTGTTTTCAGAGGCGTTAGGGGAGGTTACCCTCCCCTATTTTGCTACTTTGAAATCCAGTATTCCATCATCAGGCATTCCTTGTGAGGAAGAGCTGCTGGTGGCTTCATAGACATGAACTGATTCATTCTTACAATCAGTTTGGTCATTGTGACCCTGCGAGAGTTGATGATGTATCCACCCTTGCGTAGCTTGGTAAGCTGTGCTGCTGGATTGCAGACACCAAACATATTCATCGCCTCAATCAGCGAAATTGGATTGCCTTCAAGCATATGATCTTGCATTGCCTGTGATGACGGAAAGCCTTGTGAATTTGCCATTTTGTAGTCCCTTTCTAAATGGTAGTAGGGAGCCGTGGCTCCCCTTTTTATTACACTATTAAACTTGGAGATTTTAGCTTGCCATTCTTAAAAGTTTGTCTAACTGCCGCAGAAGTCTTTCCTAAATTTTCGACCCAGTGTTTGGCAAGAGCAACTCCGTGGTTTAAGTCATCTGCATCAAGCTCAATAAAGCGTTCATCAATTTCCATATCGCTATGACACTCTACATGGACAACAAAACTTGGCTTGCGATTTTCTTTACGAGCCATTGCCGCTTCGTCTGAAAGTAGGAAATAAATAGTTTGCATTAGGTAGTCCTTTCTCAGTGGGTGGGTGGGGAGGTTTCCCTCCCCAGTTGATTATTATTTAAAAGTATCAAACTCGTTAGGCTCAACTTCGTAAGCTATATGTTTTTTTACAAGAGATCCGACACAGCCTTTGATTTGAGAAATTGATAAATCACAGTGATCAGATATTCCTGAAACATGAACACAATATATGTCTTCTGATGCTATAGCTTCGTTTATTGCGTTAAAAACTGTTGTTTCCATTTGAGTCATTTGAGTTGTCATTTCTAAGTTCCTTTCTAAATAACTATACACTCTATATAGCTACCCCTTCAGATATTGCAAGGGCAGAAAGAAAACTTTTTTATTATCGTTTGTTTTTAATGGTTTATATGTTCTTACCAGCTACTCTGAGGTTCTTTAGAAACTCCTTTAGCTCCTTTCGAGCCTGAAATAATGCATTCTCTGCACCCGAAAACGAATCACGCCTATTCGTATCGTCTTGCTTCCTCTCAACCTCAGTCTTCAAATACTGGAGCTGAGAGGCTTGAAACGCTGTCAGGTCACTGTCGTGCATTAAAGGAGCCTTTCAGCCAAGAGAGCTGCCCCTAGAGCCAGTATAGCACCACCCCAGATAGCATACTTCTTTGCCCTACCTCGATCTAATGAAAATGGTATGGAAGTTTCCTCAGTCGGAATCACATTCTCTAAAACAGGTCTTGGTTTTACAACGTCACTCCGTAGGCTTGAGATCTTATGCTGTACAGCTTTCTGAGATCTCCCCAGACAATTGGCTATCTCACCACTGTCTAAACCATCTGCCTTGTATTTCAGAAGCAATTGCATCTCTCTGGATGTCCACTGTTTCTTTTTCGTTTTTGTCTTTTTGCCCATAATGTTTCCTTTGAATTGGAGGAGCCAAAGTCACTGGCTTCCTACTTCTGCCATAGGAGGAATGCTTTGGATGTATTCCTTTGTAATTCATTTCTTTCTTTCAAAAAAATCTAATATTTGTTTCGATGCATCACCTGCACCTTTGCCAATGATAACCGTATGTCCAATTCCTTCAAGATATTTTATCATTTGCCTCTGCTCAGTCGAAAGTCTCCCTCCAGAAACCCTCTTCATTTCAATCCATAAAGTCCAAGCTGGCACAAACAAATCTGGGATACCTCGAACTACTCCCTCCATCTTTAGTCGCTTGGCAACGCTGATTGCCCTCTTCTCGCCATTCGGAATTGCAAATATCAAAACGTCTGGATACTTGGCTCGAAACCAATTGATAAAACCTACCTGCTCAGAATGCTCAGAAGGGGATATCTTCGAGGCTGAAATCAGCGTAATCGCCTTGCGTCTTCTCATGCTTTCTCTCCACTTGAGTATAATCAAATTTCGTAATCTCTTTATACTTTGGATTGTGATTGGATGGCTTGACCATCACCCTGCTTGGCTTCCTCCAGAAGTGTGCCTCATCCAGAGCCTCAGTCGTTGTATCAGCCAAGGCATTGAGTAGAGACTTACGCTCCCTATACTTACTGGCTGCATATCCACCGTGATCTGGGCATAGCCACTCACTGACACTGAGCATCCCAGAATAGTAGGTCACCTTGATCGAGTCAGGTTTGCCTTCCTTCTTGTGTCTGGAATACAGAACGTCATCGACATCCACCCACTCAGCCACAACTTGGCTCGATAGCATGGCTCCGCTGTACGAGCTCGATCCATGATTAAGAAGTGGAGCAGGAAACTCAAATCCACACTCAGGACATATCTTGGCAGCTGCGTGGACTATCGTCTGGCAACTCTCGCACTGCTTGACTGGAGCCTCGCCATCACCGCCACCCATTTTATCTTTTGGTTTAACTTTATCAATAAATCCATGACGCTCGACATTAGAACCGTAATCAAGCACCAGGCAATTCTCCTTGCCTTCAGCTACCCTCGTGCCTCTCCCAATGCATTGGATGTATAAACCGCAACTGGCAGTGGCTCTACACATCACGATTGCATCTACTTCAGGATAGTCAAATCCAGTGGTCAATACGTTCACATTAATCAGGCACTGCAACTTGCCACTCTTAAAGTCTGCAATCGTCTTCTCTCGAACAGCACTACTATCTGTTCCAGTTACAACTCCAACATCTATACCGTGACGATCAAATTCATCAGCCAGCAAGTGTGCGTGATTTACTCCAGAGCTAAACACGAGCCAGCTCTTTCTGTCAGATGCTAACTTCACAACTTCCTTGACTGTCGATTCTATTAGCTCTGGGTCAGATGCAGCTGTAGCCAACTCACTCTCGATAAACTCTCCACCTCGTTTGCCAACGCCAGTGAGATCGATCTGCTTGAGCCCACCCTTGCTGATGACTGGTGACAGGTATCCCTGATCCATTAACAGGCTGATAGGAATGTCGTGAGCTATCCCATCAAAGATCGCTCCCTTGCCTTTGTGCAAGTATCCGCTGTCCAGTCGATATGGAGTGGCTGTTAATCCAACCACCTTAACGTCTGGATTACATATCTTCAGGTCTGCAATGAATCTATTGTATCTAGTCTCAGTATTCTTGGGTAGCAAGTGTGCCTCATCGATCAGAACCAGATCTGGGGCTGGAACCATGTCATACGCCCTCTCCCAGACGCTCTGGATGCCAGCGAAGGTGATTGGCTTGTTCAACACCTTCTGCTTCAGACCTGCACTGTAGATGCCAAAATCAGCCTCTGGGTAGAGCTTTAGCAATCCACTGGCTCCCTGCTCCAGAAGCTCTTTAACGTGCGTCACAACCAGAACTCTGGTGTCAGGATAGCTCATGGCATCCTTAATAATCTGTGCAAGTATCGCTGTCTTACCTGACCCAGTGGGAGCCACAATCAGAGGATTATCACCTGCCTTGCTTGCCCAATAGTTATACAATCCATCGACAGATTCTCGCTGGTAGTCTCTTAGCTCAAACGCCATTTACGATATCCTCTAGAAATTTGTTCGCATCTTGTATGGCTTTGTCGTGTGGCTGTTCTAAAAAAGCTACCATGTTAAGAGTAACATTATCTTGCATTTCAAGCCATGAGTTATGTTTTTCATACGTCATTAATAAAGTTAAAATTATTAAACTAACGTCATCATCAGTCATTTTGTTTGGCAAATCGTCAATAAAACGATTCATCAATTCACGAATACTTTTACCTTCATCCATGTCGCATCCTTTCATCAAAAATGGCTTGGCTGTTATTCTCGTTGCGAATAATCTCTCCGCTGTCTTGGTCT